GTTAACCGCGAATATGCACTCCTCGACTTTTCTCAATTTTACCACGATCTCCACTTCTTGTTTCGTGATGGCATACAGTGGTATCGCGAGTTCTGGATGCTCGTGAAAATAGAAAGGGATGTCTACTCTGTAAGAGGTCTCAACCTTCGATTCATCGAGTAAGTTTTCTCTGATTTGTTTGTAATAGTCGTCAAAAACAGAGAATATACGGAATGGTTTACCTACGAGCTTGGAAAGTGAACTTTGTTTAGACTGCGTAACGTACAATTCGGAGTGTATGGCTAACATATCGGATGGTACGCGATGAACCAATTTACCACCTATGTATAACTCTGCATACTCTATCATGGCTTGTGCGATGGATTCGCAATAAGTGATGTGGTCGTATCCACTCACTAAATTTTGATCCAATGGATTCAATGTGAGTTTAATGCTCACACCTTTCAAAAGATCACCCTGATCTTGTGGCACCTTACACCTGATTTCTTCGCCGAACTCTATATGTCCATCGAATTCTAAATCCGTGTAAAATTTGGAATAATTCCCATGCTTTTTAAAATTTTTTATGAAATACGTGTATTCTGGGTCATCTGTGAACAGCCTGTCCTGTGGACCCACAGCCTCTAATTGAACTCTACCGGCCATTACTAATATTAGATTCTAAAATTTTAAACCGGCTATGTTTCCACTCACACGAAGAACATTATAATTGGATGCGTATACACGGAGCGTGTGATTATGTGACGCATTTGGTCCATCCAATTCTACTTCGAGAAGTTTGTGAATGACACGGCTCATGTTGACTTGTCCAGTGGGATAATATACTTCTGGTTTTAAAGAGAAACTGTATACCCCAAACTCGTAACTCTCGTTTATGGAGTTGGTGTGGTGTCTGAGAGGTTGTTCAGCAGAGAGTTGAAGGTTATCGGCGTCTATGACGGTGTTATTGTTAAACTTGAGATTCACGTGTTTTATTGGTACATGCGCTTGCGTTGTATCGTTGGTGGCTATGAAGAATAGTTCTTTGACTGGGTGTTTGAAATTTATCATCACCGAGCGCTTGGAAACACCCGGATCCATCTTTATCTCCGCGACTTGCGTTTGAGTTATTACGTATTCTATCGGTCTCGTACGTATGAAGCTCTTTTCATCTTCGGAGAGATACACAAAATCTGTGAACAGGCTCATGTTTCTCAATTGAACGTCACACGTTATGGATGTCGTGGAGTACGTAGATGTACCCAAGTCATATTCAACCGTCAATTCATCTACTGGCCTGTATTTAATCTTTATCTCCACCAGTTGATTATTCAAACCACATATGGGTATGGCGAGACTCGGGTGTCTGTGAAAATAAAATGGCAATTGCACCTTGTACTTTTGGAAATCTGTGTACTGAGAATACGTAGCATCATTAACGATTGGATAGATGTTATGGAGTGTGGTAGCGGCGAGTGTAAAATCTGCATCGTTTTGTGTGTAGTGTAATTGGTTATACATGTATATGTACTCACCTGTGATCCTTTGAATCGTTTGACCGCCTATGACGAGATCCGCGTACTTAATCATCTTTGTGGGTATAGACGTGTTCCAACGGATTTGTTTGACGTTAAGGTTCATGAAATAATTTGATGAATCACTCACGAGTTCTATTTTAGCTGCACTGTATGTACTGATTATATTAACCTGTATGTTAATCGTCAGTCTATAATTTCCACCACCCAAGTCTTCAGACGTGTAATCGTTCACACTCAAACCACTTACTTGAAATTCTTCGGTGCTGTTAAATACGTATTCCACACCCTGATAAACATCCAAATCACTCGTCGTCTCACCGTCGAGTTGAAGATTGCTCGTGACTAAACCGCTCGCGAGTGTGAAAGTCAAGTTATTATCAGAAGAAGGTGCGGGAGGTGGAAGATCCACGTTTATGGTGACACCTTTCAACAGGTCACCGGCGTTGTTTGGTATGCGAGCAGTGGTTTCGTTACCGTACTCTTCGTATCTCTGAAATGGAACTTCTATCTGCTCGAATGAAAACTTTGTGTGTCTTCTAAATCTAGAAAGAAAGTGTGAATATTGTGGTTGTTCGGTCAACCATCTGTCCTGGATGCCAGTGGCTGCGAGCGTTAAACGACCCGACATTCCTATTATTTGTGAGTAAAATTTTGCTAAATAAAACGAGACACTAAAGTAGAATGAATATTCAGTTGCGGAAATTCAAGCCGGATACCATGGAAGATGATCGGATATGTGTCTTCATTGGTAAACGTAACACAGGTAAATCGACACTCGTGAAGGATATCATGTACTACAAGAAACATATACCAGCGGGTATTGTTCTATCAGGCACAGAAGAAGGGAATCACTTTTATGGAAATTTCATCCCAGACGTCTGTGTGTACGGGGATTACGATGGTGAGGCAGTAGATAGAGTTTTATCCAGGCAGAGAAAGCTCGTGGGTACCAAAGGGAAGAACAAAACCAATGGGGCGTTTATGCTTCTGGATGATTGCATGTACGATTCCAAGTTTTTGAAGGAAACCAGGATACGCCAGTGTTTCATGAACGGTAGACACTTTAACATCTTCTTCATGTTGACGATGCAATACGTGATGGACCTTCCACCAGCGCTTCGTGCCAATGTAGACTACGTGTTTATACTCAGGGAAAACATCATACAGAACAGAGAAAAGCTGTATAAATCATTTTTTGGTATTTTTCCATCGTTCGATATGTTTTGTAAGGTGATGGACGCGTGCACAGAAAACTACGAATGTCTTGTATTAGATAACACGGTTAAATCTAATAAAATACAGGATTGTGTGTTTTGGTACAAAGCTAAAATCAGAAATGGGTTCAGGGTAGGCAGTCCACAACTTTGGAGCATGCACAAGAAAACATACAACCCAAAATATTTGGAACAACAGGAGGCGGATGCGAAGAATGCCACTAAGAAAACACGTCTCACAGTCACGAAACGAAAATGACGATGCGTTACTCAACGATTTCAAAAAAGTCAGTCTACATAAATGTCGACTGACGTCCGGACGTTAAATCTCTCTGAAAATGACGATGGAATGGTTCCTCTCACGACTTCTTTCATGCAACAAAACCAACCCGAAAAAAATGTGAGTCAAAATAAAGAAATGACCATGGATTCCACTCCAATCTCTGACATCATGGGCCAACCAGAAATGCCACTCGAACCCCCAATGATGGAGTCCGACCCACGCGTGCAACAGCCAGTTGTCATGCAACAACCCATGGTTATGCAACCACAACAGCAGCAACAGCAACAAGCGGTTCCACAAAACAAGAATCCATTCAACCTTACTGATGAGCAGATGCAAGCCGTCATCGTCGCGGCGTGTACTGCGGCTGCCATTAGTAAGCCTGTGCAAGAAAAGCTCGCGAACTACGTGCCTCAATTCTTGAATGATCAAGGACACAGAAGTGCGGTGGGTCTCGCGGCGACCGGTGCCGTGGCGGCGGGTATTTTCTATGTTCTCAAGCGTTACGCTTAGATGTAGTGAACGTAGATTTGGCCACCAAGCAAACGATAGTTAATAATCATAGAAACCATCATCGTAGGTATTAAAAGTCCCAGAGTAGTTCCTGTGCTCTTAATATCCTTCCCGAAATTTCCGATTCTTTCCGCGAGCGTCTTGTTTTGAACGTACGTCGCGAAGAGCGTGAACGTCAAGAAAGAAGTCCACAACATGAAGTTGTAGTCGACACCCAACTTACCGAATCGCTTGTATCCACGCGCGATCGCATTGATGATCTGTGGAACCACGAAAGTGATCAAGGCAGCGTTGACCCACTTCTTGGTTTCAGGCTTAGCTTCACGCGTGAGTAGTGGGCTATAAATCGCGAACAAAATGAAAATCCAAAGCAAAATAAGAACGGGGAGTTCTCTCATTTATGATAGACACACATTATTTATCCTGGATGTGTTTACCACAGAACTTGGTCTTCTCTGGTATCTCTTGGTAAATACCTATGGCGACGCACATCGTCTTGAGTTTGTCGTACTTTTCCCAATACTCTTGACTGTGTGAATACTCGTCGACCGTACAGTGCGCCAATTCGTGTATCAAAACGTGCATGATTTCGTTTGGTTCACCGTCGACACACAAACCTATCTCGTAGCCCTTGTTGACGTTGTACCCAACACTCCCACCTTGGGCCCTGTGGTGTGCTGTGATGGGAATCTCGCGACACAAATTTTGGAATTCTTCGTTGTTCGTTTCACGCAAGTGTTCTCTGAGGATCGCGTACCGCTCTTTGACGGTGACTAGATTCTCTGGTTGTTTTGTGTTTAAAAGTATCAATAGATTTACAATGACTAACAGAATGGCGAGCATCATCTCTTATAAGTAAATATAAATTTCGAGTACAACTCGGATATGGAATTTCCGCGAAGGGGTTCCCACGTTTTCAGTCTAAATCCCAATTTTTCTAAACGCGTGACTAATAAATCTTTGTGTGCGATGGGTTCGGATTTTGCGCCGTCTTGATAATACGGTGTGTCTACTAAGTGCACGAACAACTTTTCCCCGAATTGTCCATGACTCGTCCCTTTCATCACGAAAAAACTCCCCGTTTCGTGATTTAATGGTGTTTTGAATATGACTTGGTTTGAATCTGGTATGATACCCACGAGCTTACCACCGGGCTTCACGCGTTTCGCTATCTCTTTGGTAGTGGTCATGAATAGGTCTTCCGTCGCGAATATGTAGTGCAGTGAAAAGTTATAACATATCGTGTCGTACTTTCTGTTTGGAACAGACGTGATGTCCCCGTGATAGAAATTGATGCGCATCTTATAAAACTTTGCCCTCGTCTTTGCCTCTTCGAGTGCCTCTTCACACGGTTCACACATGCTCACGTTGACCTTCGCGTGTTTCCACTTTCCTATGTCACCCCCGAACCCACACCCAACGTCTAACACAGCATCACCTTCTCGTGAGACGGCGCGTATGAGGTCGCGCTTTTGCTCGTTATGGTGTTTGCGTATATCTTCCATGACTTAAAACTTAGACCTTATATAGAATTATGAAGCCTTTTCTTAAGTGGGTTGGTGGAAAAACACAGATACTCGATGCTGTCTTAGGTGCTTTTCCGACCGAAATAAATGATTATCACGAAATTTTTGTGGGTGGTGGGAGCGTGTTGTTGGCGGCACTCGAAAAAGCAAACGTCAAGGGTACATTTTATGCCTACGACCTAAACGAGATTCTCATAAACACGTACAAGGATATACAATCTAGACCCACTGAGATTCAAAAAGAAGTCGAAGACCTTTTTAGTGTGTACGATTCACTGAAGGGTAAAGAAGTCAATCGCAAACCTATGAACGAAAAAGAAGCATTGACGTCTAAGGAAAGTTACTATTATTGGGTGAGACACCTATACAACACGGGTGGACCAAACAGAACTGCGATGTTTGTCTTTCTAAACAAGACGTGTTTCAGGGGTGTGTACCGGGAAGGACCAAATGGGTTCAATGTACCTTACGGACACTACAAGACGACACCCGCTGTACCAGACCTCGTAAAAGTGAGTGAGGTCATACAGAAAGTTGTGTTCACACATTGCGATTTCAGAGAAGCCATCGCACGGGTCAAGGTCGGTGATTTCATGTACCTAGACCCACCGTACGCACCCGAGTCGAAAACGTCTTTCGTGGGATACACAAAAGACGGATTCAATTTGAAGGACCACGAGGAACTGTTTGCGATGACGAAATCGAGCGGCGCGCAGTTTGTGATGAGTAACGCGGGAGTTGATTTAGTGAGAAATGCATTTTCTGATTACACTGTGAGGGACATTAAAGCTAGGCGAGCGATAAACAGTAAAAATCCAGCGTCTAACACGACTGAAGTGATCGTTCGGTCATCCAGTCATTGATGGCTTCTTCGTCCACCGCGTAGGCAGACGTGAACGGCGTGATTTTTCTAGTCCTCGTATTCACGAACATTTTTAAAACACTCACTCGTTTGGCGAAAAATACTGGAATCCCAAATTTTTCGTTAAATTTTATAGCGATTTCATACTTTTTCTTAGCAAAAAACTCGTTAACTATGAACATGAGATGGACGTGTTCGACCGATGGGTAAAGAGCCTTGTACTCTTCTCTTAGACACGGACCCGCTCGAATTTTTTCATCGGCCGTCCCCGCGACCTTTTGGTGTTTGACCTCGATGATGATGATCGTCTTACGATCGTGAGACACGTAAGCACCATCTGGTTTCTTATTGTGTTCCCACTGTGGATCTTTGAGATCGGCCATGTGTTTCGTAAACTGTCCCTGTTTTAGGTATACGAATTTCTTGTCACCGATCAAGTAGGACTTGCCCGGTACGTGTCCACGAAGGACACAATTTTCAAACGGAAGACCGCTCGCGTTTGTAGCGCTACCACCTTTACCACCCTCTATCATTTTTTTGTTTGATTTAGACATGGCCTGTGCTTACTTAGGTACTACGTTTGATTTAGACATGGTTTGTGATCGTAAAATTTAAAGTAACACCATACTTTTTAAGAATTTGAAAAACAAAAATAAAAAAATATTTTTTTCAAAACTTTTTTTAGAAAAAAGAAATGTAAAAAATAATTTTTTTTCTAAAAATTTCTAGACAAAAAAG